GATCTTGATTTTGGTAGTTTATCAGTTGATGATTATCTAGTAATAGATTGTTTTACTTTACTAGATCCATCAACTTATCCTAGAGTATGGAATGATTCATTCTTAAAACCATATACTACTGCTCTTATTAAGAGGCAGTGGGGACAAAATATGTCCAAATTCCAAGGAGTTAAGTTACCTGGTGGAATAGAGTTGAATGGAATGGAAATGTATGAACAAGCAGAGAAAGAATTAGAAAGAATCAGAGAGATGATGTCTAATACTTATGAAATACCACCTCTTGACATGATAGGCTAATGGCATTAAATCCTTATTTCCTACAAGGGTCTTCTACAGAACAGAATCTAGTCCAAAGCTTAATCAATGAACAGATTAAGATGTATGGAGTGGAAGTCTATTATATTCCTAGAAGATATATCACTAAGGCTACTGTAATTCAGGAAGTCATAGAATCTAAGTTTGAGGAAGCAATTCCTTTAGAAGCATATGTGGATACATTTGATGGATATGAAGGACAAGGTTCTCTTCTATCAAAGTTTGGTGTTCAGGCACTTGATGATTTAACTCTTGTAATATCAAGAGATAGGTTTGAGAATTATGTTACGCCACTTATTAAGAATATACCAAATATAGAATTGGCAACTAGACCTAAGGAAGGAGATTTAATATACTTCCCATTAGGCGATAGGTTATTTGAAATTAAATTTGTAGAGCATGAGAAACCATTCTATCAGTTAAAAGAGAGATATGTCTATGAACTTAGATGTGAGCTTTACAGATATGAGGATGAGGTCATTGACACAGGAGTGGGTGATATTGATGATAACTTAGAGAAGGCAGGTTATATTGAGACACTTACTCTAGTATCTTCAGGAACCACCGCAGTTCTTACTGCTGGTATTGTAGATGGTGCATTATCCAGTGTTACTATTACTAATACTGGAAATGAATACACCAGTCTTCCAAGGGTTGCTATTTCTTCTGCTCCTTCTGCTGGATTAACTGCTGTAGGTATAGCATCTATGAGAGATGATATAGTAGATTATGATGGTGAGAAATCTTATAGGATACGTAGGATTGATCTTATTAATCCAGGTTATGGATATACTATAGGTCAAGAACCAGAGATCTACACAGTTGGTGGTGGAGGTGCAGGTTTTGCTGCTACTGCCACTGTATCTGATGGATCTATTGGAATAGTCACAATTACTTCTGGAGGTACTGGATACTCTACAGTACCATTAATATCCTTTACAGCAGCACCTGAAGGGGGTACAACAGCATCTGCTCTAGCATACATCAATAGTGTAGGTATTGTTACTCAAATTGGTATTACTGATGCTGGATCTGGATATACCACTCCTCCAACTATCACAGTCACTGCACCTTATATGGGTGGTTCTGGTAACTATGTCTTTAATGAAGTAGTAACTGGTGCTGCTACTAGTTCTACTGGTAGAGTTAAGTCTTGGGATGCATCCACTATGGAACTCAAGATTTCTATTATTAGTGGATCATTTAATGATGGTGAGGTTATTACAGGTGGTACATCTGGTGCTGAGTATGAATACCAGAAGGTTTCTGAGACTAATACAGATGATGGATTTGCTGAAAATACTTCAATTGAAACTGAAGCAGATTCTATTATAGACTTCACAGAGACTAACCCATTTGGGATGCCCTAAATAATACACTAGGATTGTAACAATGTTTGAATATTTTTATCACGAAATAATGAGGAGGACCATTATATCTTTTGGTTCTATCTTTAATAATATTAATATTAATCATACTAATGATGATGATTCAGTTGTTAGTACGACTAAGGTTCCTTTGGCATATGGTCCTACTCAAAAGTTCCTAGCAAGACTGGAGCAAGTACCAGATTTAAACAGACCAGTTCAAATCAGTCTTCCAAGAATGTCATTTGAACTTAATGGTCTTAGTTATGATCCAGCAAGAAAATCAACAACTACACAAACATTTTTAAAAGGTGTAAAAGGAGATAAAAAGACTTTAGCAAAAACATATTTACCTGTACCATATAACCTAGATTTTGAACTTAGTATCTTTACTAAGTTGAATGATGATATGCTTCAGATAGTAGAGCAAATCCTCCCATACTTTCAACCTGCATATACTGTAACAGTAGACCTAGTTGATACTATTGGAGAGAAAAGAGATATTCCAATTGTCTTAAATTCTATTACTACTAGTGATGATTATGAAAGTGATTTTTCTACTAGAAGAGCACTTATCTATACTATGAGATTTACTGCTAAGACTTACATGTTTGGTCCTGTCAATACAGACATTGCCAAGGATGTTATCAAGAAGGCATCTATTGGATATGTTGCTGGTGGTAAGACATCTACTCCAACTAGGGAAGTTACTTACAGTGTTGTACCTAGAGCTACAAAGTCATATGGTGATACTGTTACTACTAACTTAAGTGAGAATATAGATGATAGTATTGGTATTATTAATGTAACTAGTGCTACTGGTATTGAAGCAACCAATTACATATACATAGATCAGGAGGAAATGTATGTCGAATCCATTTCTGGAACAGCACTAACTGTTAGAAGGGGTCAAGATAATACTGCTGCTACAGACCATGTGAATGGTGCAGAAGTTAAAGTCATTACAACCACAGATAATGCTGCTATAGAATTTGGAGATGACTTTGGTTTTGATGGAACTATCTAATGACTAAAAACTTTGATGAATTAAATGATGCTTTTAATGTTTCTGCAGATGTAGTACCTGCAGAACCTGCTGAAGTTGGAATAACTAAACCAGAGAAGCATGATAGAAGTGATATTGAAAGAGACTATGATTATACTAGAGGAAATCTTTACAGTATCATAGAGAAGGGTCAAGAAGCAATTGATGGTATTCTTGAACTTGCTCAAGAGAGTGAAATGCCCAGAGCATATGAAGTAGCAGGACAGTTAATTAAGAGTGTTTCTGATGCTACTGATAAGTTGATGGACTTACAGAAAAAGTTAAAAGATGTAGAAGAAGAGAAGCAATCTAAAGGACCATCTACTGTCAACAATTCTCTTTTTGTTGGTTCTACTGCAGAATTAGCAAAAATGCTTAAATCTGTTAATGTTGAAGATAATAAATAAAGTATAGGGAGAGAAATCCCAAAGTACTAGGTTACTCATAACATGTCTGACGACTATAAAAATTTGCCATCGATTGACGACTTTACAGAGAGTTTGGAAGAACTTCCGTCAGTTGCTGATTTACTGGAAGAAGAAGATTTACCATCAGTAGAAAGTTATATAGAGAAAGAAGAGGAAATAGAAGAAGCAACTCAAACTATAGAAGATGCTAATGGAGAAACTTTTGCTGAAGTAAAAGATATAGTTCCTCCTTGGCCTGAATTATTACGTTTAGTCAATGATGTTAAAGAGAGTATCCCTGAGATACCAGAAATAAAGTCATATGATAATGAATTACAAGAACTTCTTACTCATATAGAGCAAGTAAAGGAAAGTATTCCAGAAGTCCCAGAAGTAAGATATTATGAAGATGAGATAGAATCACTTAAGGAGAATATAGAGGGTGTTAGAGCAGATATTCCTAAGTTCCCTAAGTGGGTTAATGAGATAAATGAAGTTCCTGATTTCTCTTGGATTGGGAAAACTTTTAGCGTCATAGATGAAGATTTTGAAAAGGTTAATGATAACTTACATACACTTAAAGATACCTTCAATCAGGATATAGAGAATCTTACTGAGAACTTAGAACTTAAGGATTTTGAAAAGAAAGTTGAGATTAAGGAAGTAAAGGAATATCTACAAGAAACCAAGGATAAAATATATGAAGAGTTGAAAGAAACTGCTCTTAAGATATATGAGCATAGAAATCAGTTTAAAGATGATGATAGAAAGTTAAAGAAGAACGTATTAAGCAAACTGAATGAAGCAAAGCAGAATATTGAGAAAAAAATAGATGAATCTAATAGTAAGTATAGAGATGCTAATAAAGAGATTAAGAATTACTTTAATGGACTAAAAGAAGAAGTTGCTAATCTTCCAGAAGTAAAATACTATGATAAGGACATTAAAAAGTTAAGTGATAAAGCAGAAACTCATACTGTTAATATCGCTGAACTTTATAAGATTGTAGAAGAAATAAAGGGACAGCAAGTAGAATTAAATGAATGGACTGCTAAGTATGGTGATGTAGATCCATCAAGACCTATAGGACCAGATCCTAAGGAGAAGCAAGGTAATGATCCTCTTACTGCTACAGATCAAAAGTTTGCTACTTTACAAGACTTAGCAGCAAATTATAGACTATTTGTAAACAGAGTTGAGCAACAGTTATATACCATTGGTGGAGGTGGTGCAGGATTCATCAAAGATCTTGATGATGTTAATTTTGATGCTACCAATAACGACTTATTAATATATGATGGTGATAATTCTAGATGGGTTGGTATTGCTTCTACTTCATTAGGAAGTAGCACTCTTACTGGATTAGATGATGTAGATGATTCTAATTTAGGAGATGGTAGATTTTTAAGATATAATGCTACAGAGGAAGAGTTTACCTTTGAACCAGTATCTGCTACCAATTTAGAATTGATTGCTGGTGATATTCAGTCAGGTATATTAACTACTTCTGCTACAGGACAGGCAACTGTGATGTCTATTAGTGCATCTACTTATAGGTCTGTGAGTTATCAGGTACAAGCAGTTCAGGGTTCTAATTATAATATGACAACCATCAATGTTATTCATGATGGTACTAATACATATATGAATGAATTTGGAACTTTGAATCAACCAACAGGTATAGCAACCTTCTCTACAGACATTAATAGTGGTGCTTTAAGATTATTGGGATATCCAGCATCTAGTAGTTCCACTACTTTTAAAGTCATATTTACAGCATTACAAGTATAAAAATTAATAAATATTAAGGTAAATGATGTACTATCATAATGATTTCCTTTCGAGAAGCCACGAAGTTAAGAGCACAAGTAGGAAATGTAATTGACTGTTATTTGTCTTGGAGAGGCAAAAACTACATGATAAAAATGTTTTTCCCTTCAATCAAAAAACCATCACGCAGAGAAGTTCAGGATCAAGTGGTAAAAGTGTATCCTGGC